ACCAAAGAAGTCAACCCCTTCCTTGAAACCCTCCGACAGGCGTTCTCGTTCTTCCGTTAAGAGTCCACGGAAACCCGCTGCCCCACGCAAGCCGCGTCCTTAAATCGGCACCGTCTGATAGGTATCGAACACGAAGTTCACCGTTGCTGTCATCGGTGATGGTTCGCTTTCGTTGTGTGTGAGCGTGAAACCCGAGATCTTCGTGGGTATGAGATTGCTGAAGGTCATCATGAGAATGGGGTTCTTCTTGTTGTTGAGGAAGAACAGTTTCCCGTGATTGACATTGCCCTTATATTCGGGAACGATCTCCTTGAAGTCGCGGTATGGAACACCCGACCGCATCCACTTCACCATCTCCATGTAGTTGCGAAAGTTCTCATCGATGATGAATCGGATCGATATGTCCGATGGTACTCCACCGCCAGGGAACTTGATATCATTCGCAGCAAACAGATGGTTGTATACGGAGGGTGTTGCTGACAGGTTTGGTGTCTGAACAGCCGTGCAGAAATATGTAACAGTAGGCACCTTCTCGCATATGAAGCGGAAGTTGGTGCTTGCAGCCAAGTTGGTATTCAGCGGATTGTTTCCGAGAGTACCGAAGTTGGTCAGTTCAGGGAGCCAGTTCTTTACTTCAGGTGATGCCATCACGGATCCTTGATGTCATACGAGGTGAATTGGAAGGTTGCATCACATGTGATGATTGGTGCATCAGCCACAGCAGAATTAAACGCTATGTTGCTGAGTCCCGTGATCATGAGTCCGTCGAACAGAATCCTCGCAACAGGATTCTTCTTGTTGTTCAGCATCAACAACTGACCCGAATCGGTGATCAGGTTCAGCATTCTCGCCTGAGAGCCATCCTTGAAAAAATCATAGTAGTTCAAAGACTTCTTGAACCACTCCGACATCTCAAACCAGTTGCTAAAGTCCTCGTTCACTATGAATTTCACCGTCATGTCCCCGTGGTCGATCTTGTTGCCGAAGAACTTCAGCGAGGAAGCAAACGGTACAGGAACCCGAATCGGATCCATCGATAGATCGGGGAACGATACTTCGGTGCAGAAGTATACACCTTTGCGAACCTTCGGGATCATCAACCGAAAGTTGGTTGAGAAAGCAGGGTTCGTATTGTCGGGCTGTCGATTAAGACTGCCATGGACGATATCGTCGGGTAACTTAGGAACAGTCATCGATAGTATTTAGAAAGGAAAGGGGCTGTGAGGATTTCTCCCCACAGCCCCCGCGAAATTCCCCTGCCGAAGCAGGATTCTTGCCTTCTGATTATCAGAAGAGGTTTGTAACCTTAACGATGCGGTAGTAAATGTTCTTGCGAACTGCACCCGCTGCGTAAGGATCCGAGACCGACTGACCAGCGGTGATTGTCGCAAACGGATTGTTAACCAAGCCGTAGCGAGTCTTGAAGCCGATCTTCGGCTGGAAGGAGTTCTCACCGACTGCGCGTACCATCTGTAGCGGGACATATGGGCAGTAGAACATGCCTGCGTCATATGCAGACGATCCCTTATAGCCTGCCATGAAGAAGTCATGGGCAGTTGTCATGGACGAATAAGGATCGATGTAGACGCGCAACTTGCCGTTGAGGACACCCGCAAAGGTATTGCCTGTGTCATCAACATTGAGGTTGGTGCTGAGGGCGGGGGCGTAGTCAAGAACGCCTGCCATGCTCAGAGCCGAGGCAACATCCGAGGAGCAGACAATGAAGTTGCCCTTTCCACGGCGGGTTTCCTTGGCGATCTGATTGCACTCACGCTCAATTTGGAAGAGCAGACCCTTGAACTTCTCAACGCTCCAACGACCGTTGGAATCGACATTGAGGTCGAAGACACCCTGTGTCTGAGTCGTGCCGCTCTTGGCACCCAACTTGGCATTGGCGTAGATCACGCGAACGACTTCGCGGTTGATCTCAGCGAGGATTTCGCTGGACAGGATGTTAGCGAGTTCGGTCTCAGCGTCGAGGCCGTGGATCGCCTTGAGATCCTGAGCGAGTTCCATCGTGTACTCAGCCTTGAGGGCGCGGGTCTTTGCTTCGACCGTTGTCTTCTCAATGCTGAACGCCATCTGTGGGAATGGGTTCGAAGCAGCGTCACCGAGGGATTCACCCTTGTAGGTAGTGTAACCCTGTGTGCCCTTAACACCTGTCGCCTGAGCAAGGGTGCCTGATCCGAATGGATCAACGCCACCAACTTCAAACGGATCGGTGTTGTAGACACCCGCAGCGGTTGTACCCGTAGAACCAGATCCACCGAAGGCGGTGTCTGCTTCCTGATACAGAGCCTCAGGGCCAGTCTGATCGATGTAGCGGGAGCGCATTGCGAAGATAAGCCCAGTTGGGCCGCTCATCGGCTGCACACCGCAGATGTCGTAAGCAATGAGATTCGGCATTGCACGACGAACGAGCGAGATGAGGATGGGATCCCAACGAGCGACATTGCCGCCGCCTTCCTGTCCTACAGACTGTGCGCCGCTGAAGTTCGTTGGCGCAGCCTCGCGGAGGTACTGCTCTTGGTTCTCCAAGAGCATGGTTGTAACTGCCTTACGGTAGTTGTCCTTGATTGCGGGAAGATCCGCATGCTCAAGGATTGGTTGCCACTTCTTCTGAAGTGCTTCGGAAATGGTGAGTTCCATTTAGGTTTTCTCCTTGGTGTAACTGGTTAAAACTAACTTTGATATTTAGCGTAAGTGCTATTTACCTTTTTGAAATACGGCGAAGCGTGTCGGTGTAAGCCTTCATCGATTCGCTAAGGTTCTCGACTTGACCACCAACAGGTGTCTCATCGATGCTCTCTTCTGCGGTTGCAGCAAACTCTTCCGTGATCACGGACTTGTTGCTCTTGCCGCTGAAATATGACTCCTTGATGATCTCCAACTTGTTGCGGACATCACCTTCTTCGCCCTCAAGCGTCACACCCTCTGCGAGTGTACGGAAACGCTCCTTCTGAGTGACTGTGAGGTCAGAAGCCATCTCGTCAAGGATCTGCTCCCGACGATAGGACTTGACCTCTTCAGCCAACTTGACATTCTTCATGATTTCCTCGTCAAGGCGCGTCTTCAACTGATCGGCAGTCTCTGCCATCTTGTCAGCAAGATCGACCTTTGCTTCGGGAACCATGATGTCATGCTCAACGAAGAGATTGCGGAGACCGCTCATGAACTCCTCAGCGACCTCTGTGCGGATGCCCTTCTCAATAGAGAGACGGTTTTCCTCAAGCCACTCTTCGATGACATACGAGAGATACGAATCCAACTGCTCGGTAAGAGCCTTCTTGGACTCATCGATCTCTTCGACAAGACGGTTGTTGTACTGCTCTTCCAACTCTGTCTTGATCTCTTCGACGCGCTCGTTGATAGCAGCCTCAAAGATGGTGGAAGCCTTGGTCTTGAAGTTTTCGGTTAGTTCCTCGCCGTCGAACATGGCAGTCATGTGGACATCCAAGTCCTCACGCATAGCCTTCTTCGACTTGACGCTAGCCATCAACTTGGACTTGGCATCGCCTCCTGCGGCACCGACATCAACTGGACCTGGGATTACTGCGCCCTTGCCCGTGCCGTCCTTGTAGAGACCCGCGAACTTGCCGCTGCCTGCACCTGTGGTGGAAGCATTGGCAACGCCGCCCTTGACCTCTTCCTCTTCTTCTTCCTCAGCCATGCCCTTCTTAGCAGAAACATTCTTCATCTGCTTGGTCTTGGCATCGGCGGTATCTGTAGCCTCGTCAAGCGAATCGGTCTCTTCGACCTCTTCCTCGTCAAGGATGATTTCTTCGATTTCATCGTTCTCGTAATCCATGGGGTTCTCCTTGGTATTGGTTATTTATATGGTTGAAACACTTGGCTCACAGTTTGTCGATGAAACGCTTGAAAGCCTTGACCATCTGCTCTTCCAACTTGCGGGAGGAAGCCTTGCGGATGGATTGCTTGATTTCATCGATTTCTTTGGCAACGAGAAGTCCGTTCTCGTAGATCCACTCCCGACCTTCCATCACCCCACGGACGAAAGCCTCAGGGGCTGAGGGATCTGCAACAATGTCGGCGGCGGTGGAAAGACGGAAATCGTCCTTCACATAGTTTGCGCCATTCTTTTCCTCAAGAGAACCGACACCACGGGAGGAAACGCCCAACTTGGCACCCTCGTCCATCAGGTTCTTTACGATCTTTCCATATGGCGTATCCATGATTTTGGCTTTGCCATAGAAGTTCTTGCCATCGGGAGCCAACTCCACGATCATGTGGGAGACTCGCTCTAGGTTGATGGTCGGGCCCTCGGGGTGTCCAAGTTCACCGAAACCTCTCTTTTGTTCTACGAACTCCTTGCGATACTGTTCGACTTTGTCTCGCAGCATCTTGAATTCATAGACACGCCCGTTGCGGTTCTTGATATCACCCTGAAGGAAAGTGCCTTCGATGAAGTATGATTTCTGACCATTCTTCTCTTCGGTCAGGATTTCGATGTTTTCGTTGACTTCGCAGATGAGTTTCATCTGTATGCTCCTTTAGATCGTGAACTCAAGAATAATGGTTCCGTTTGCGGTGCTGAATTCGTTTCCGCTATTATCTAGGCTTATCGTGATGGTGCCCGATTCTAGTTGCGCTTTCACACCAGTTCTGCTGTGGGAAAACCTAGGCTCGAAAAAGAGTTCGGTATCAACACCTGTTGCAAACAGGCAATCTCCTGCATTTTGCCCGTATGTGCCCCCTGTGTATGTGTTGCCCCAACGGGCAGTCCAATACCATCCCGCAATATTGGCAGGA